TGACCCGTTTAGGAGAGGGTTCTAAGATGGTAGTGACAGGCGATTTGGCCCAAGCAGACCGATTGAGCGATAATGGTCTAATTGATTTCTGTAACTTGCTCGAACAAAAAGAATATTTGGAACATATCGACATTATTCGATTTGACGCCAAGGACATCGAACGCCATAATGCCGTGAAGGAGGTGTTAGCGGTTTATGGAGAATAAGTGATGTAAAAAAAGGGCCCCAGTGGCCCTTTTTTGTTTTACAAGTGTGATAACCGTATTAGTGTTGCTGCAAGATTGATTTCAGGATCGATGATACTTCTATGGTCGACTAACCCTTGTTTAATTAATAAAATAGCTTTATCCTGTTTAGCTGGATCATCAAATACATTAGCAATATTTGTATACAACCAAGTATAAATCTGTTCCATTTCTTCCGGCCTTGCACGGCCACATAAGAATTTACGTGCTTCTTGTATCTTACCAGCTTTAAATAGCTCAACCATTTGATATTTGTAATCTAATTTTTTCAAATTTTCTAGAAGTTGGAATATAACGATCTTGATTGCCGTTAGTAGTTAACATTCGATTTAATGCATAGGCCATTTTATAACGAAAATTTCCTGATGTCATCCTAACTAGTAATAAATGACATATAAAATGTTCTTTTGGCGTTAATTTAACTAAATTCTCTTTTGAATTACTTCCACCGCAGGATTTAGGAATAATATGGTGTTTTTCAATATATCCTGTAGGTGTACGAGAATTGGCGTTGGCTACAATACTGTAATACCAATGAGTGTATTTGTTGTCTATAAATATCATTGCTGATGCTCCTTCAAAGCGTTAGAGTCAGTGGACATTGGCGTGTCGCGACTGACACTTTTATTTATATCAGTTGACGGTAAGCGAGTATGGTGCGATAAATAGAGTATTGGAGAATAAATTATGGCCGTATTTGAGGTGGCGAAGATTCAGGTCCGTAGAGGGCAAGAGGGTACTACCGGTATCCCTCAATTAAGTCCCGGCGAATTTGCTTGGGCAGAAGATACCCAGCATCTCTATATCGGTAAGAGTATTGCCGAAGGCGCAGTTGATAATAACAACACTCGAGTACTCACTGAGCACGATCTTGTCAGCCTAATAGGCGGAGGGTCCGGGGGTAGTGCCGGCTCTTATAGATATAGAGATGTTATACCGTTTACTCAACTTGCTTCTACAACTACCAGCGCGGCTACAAAGTTAGACAATTGGGTCAGCATAACAGATTTTGCTCCGAGTGGAATTTGGCCACCAGTTGCTGGCAATGATATTACTGCAATACTACAAACTGCCATAGGTACACACGCTCATCCTAAAGGTGTTGTAGTCAATAATATTCCAGCTGACTCGTTTGACCTAGCACCTAGAGCTATTAAGATTCCTGCAGGCTATTGGTTCATTAGTACTAATGCTGTTCAACTTCCTCCATATACTACCTTGATAGGTGAAGGATCAAATCGTACATTTATTTCGTTAATTGGTTCGATCCCCATGTTCCAAACAGTGGACGGCAGCGGCAATACATTCGACAGCGGTGTAAACACAGGAACAAACAGTATTAGATTAGAAGGTATGACTTTACGTTATGCTGCTGGCAATACTTCTAACACACCGTTGGTTTATCTGGATAATGTTACAAATACCTATATCAACGATGTACAGTTAGAAACTAGTTCAGTATCGTCTAGTACCGGAATTGGTATTGTATTTAGAAGTAATACTGTTACTGACATTACTCAATCGTTGTTGTCAGATGTTGTTATCGAACGCTGTAATTTTAATAATTTATTAACAGCTATACATCAAGATCAAGGAACATCTAACAAAATTACCATTAGAGATAATACTTTTATTTCTGTAAGCAGTGGTGTCGAGTTGTGGGAAAGTCTAGGTGTAGGTCCTGTAAATGCATTAATAGAAAACAACAAGTTTCAACAAGTTACTAACTATGCCGTACTATTAGGCACCGCAACTAATTTAATTAACTCTTATAGTATAACAACCAACAACACATTTAGAAATATAGGTACTTCTACTATTATTTTTAATAGTCTAGGCAATAGATCCGTTGACGATTTCTTTGACAACCAAACGGCACTTAATACCAATTATAATTACCCTATTGTAGCAGGCAACGGAGTTGTTGAGTATCATGTTCCTAATTATATTTCTGTTGCCCCCGGAGTAACCAATTTAATAAATGTAGGTCTTACTGGTAAAAATCAAACTGTGTTATTTGAATACACATTGAGCAATAACTCTACATTTACTCGCAATGGTAAATTAACCATGGTAATCACCGGCGACGGATATGCCAGTGTAGGTGATGAATACTCTTATTCAGAATTGGTGCCAGATTCGTCCAATCTAGTGAATTTTTCTACCGATTTAACCAATAGTCCTTATCGAAGTGGCAATAAAAATTATGTTATACTAACATGTAATAACACTGACAGTAATACCTATCAGTTCGAATATAATTTTACTATTCTACAATAATATCAATGTTTAAAAAAAATGTCAACGACCGACTAGAGTCGTGGGCACATCATCGTGCCGAATTAGAAGAGTCTCACGACCCTTTACAAGCAGTGTGGGACTTTTGGCGAGATGCTCCCTTTGTTCCCTACAATAGAAATATAGATCCATTCAACAAGCAGACTTGGGCAACACCGTGGGAAATCATAGCAGAAAATGTCTATGACGACTTTACCAAAGCTCTAATGATAGCACAAACACTTAAATTGACTAAAAAGTTTAATAATAGTGTAATAAACATTAGGATTTTAGTAGATCGCAGCCAATCTAGACAGTATAATATAGTCTGTGTCGACGATTCTTGGGCTATTAACTACAATGATAATGGTCCTGTAGCACTGGAAAAAGTGCCCGATTCATTTTACCTAGAAAATATAGTTGAAGTCGAAGTCCCCCGGTAAATATCATTCTCGACACAATAGAAAAGGTTACTAAACAACATATGATCACAGTGGTCAAACGTAATGGAGAGAGCGTTCCTCTCGATATTTCAAAGATTCAAAGACAAGTAGCCCATGCTTGCACAGGTATAGACGGTGTCAGTCCTAGCATGGTGGAAATTAAAGCACAGATAGAACTACACGATGGCATGACCACAGAGACAATAGACGAACTATTGCTTAAAGCCATGGTGGACTTAATAGACGAAACAGAAAACCCAGAAATCAACAACGTAAATTATCAATACGTAGCAGGGCGCCAGCGTGTCAGTATGCTGCGTAAAGAAGTCTACGGTAGTTATACCCCTCCCAAATTATTTGACATTGTTAAGAAGAATGTTAGCCTAGGTATGTATACTCCCGAACTGCTAGATTGGTATACAGAAGATGAATGGAACATCATTGATCTCTTTATTGACCATAGCAAAGACGAAGACTATACCTATGCTGCTATCGCACAGCTAACAGAAAAGTATTTGGTGCAGAATCGTGCCACCAATACCATCTACGAAACTCCCCAAGTTCGCTATGCCATTGCCGCTGCCACAGCGTTCCACGCAGAACCCAAAGACAAGAGATTAAAATATGTTAAAGAATACTATGAATGTGCCAGCGATGGCCACTTTACCCTTGCTACACCAGTATTGGCTGGGCTGGGCACTACCACTAAGCAGTTTTCAAGCTGCGTGCTTATTAGCTCAGATGACACCCTGGACAGTATATTTGCCGCAGGCGAAATGATGGCCAAATATGCTTCAAAACGAGCTGGAATTGGCCTAGAAATCGGCCGAATCCGCCCCTTAGGAGCACCGATTCGCAACGGAGAAATCAAACACACGGGTATGATACCATTCTTGAAGAAATGGTTTGCTGACCTACGCTCTTGCTCGCAGGGCGGGATTCGTAACGCAAGTTGCACAGTTACTTTTCCCATCTGGCATTACCAATTTGAGGATCTTATTGTACTGAAAAACAATCAAGGCACTGAAGAAACTCGTGTTCGTCAAATGGATTACTCTGTGGTAGTCAACAAGATGTTTTGGAATCGTTATAAGAACAATCAAACCATTACACTATTTGATCCGCACGAAGTTCCGGACCTATATGAAGCCTACTATCGTAGTACAGAAGAATTTGAACAACTATATTTGAATTATGAAAAGCATCCGACAATTAAAAAGAAAGTTGTACCGGCAAATGAGATATTCAAAAATCAAATTCTTAAAGAAAGGACTGATACGGGTCGCATATACCTTGTCAATATCGACAATGTCATCGCGCAGGGCCCATTTGATACAACAGTTGATCCAATTTATCAATCCAATCTATGCCAAGAGATCCTTCTACCCACGAGACCTTTCCAGAGAATTGAAGACTCTACGGGACGAATTGCTCTTTGCACTCTTGGCAGCATCAACTGGGGCGCCTTCCGTAACCCTCAGGAAATGAAAAAGGCCTGTCGTGTTCTAGTACGCTCATTGAGTAATCTATTGAGCTATCAAGACTTCTTGTCAGTGCAAAGCGAACTGGCCAATAAAGAGTTTGAACCACTAGGTGTCGGTATTACCAATTTAGCCTACTGGCATGCCAAACGCAACTTCAAGTATGGCACTGAAGAAGCATTAGCCGAAGTCAAACGCTGGATGGAACACCAAGCCTATTACCTTACTGATATGAGTGTTGAGCTTGCCCAAGAGAAGGGCCCCTGCACACGTAGTGAATATACATTCTACGGTAAGGGGGTATTTCCTTGGGAACGCCGCAACACCGGTGTCGATGAATTAACAGACTTTACACCTAGTATGGACTGGGAACCACTGCGTGAGCGTATGAAACAATATGGTATTCGCAATGCTACCTTAATGGCTGTGGCACCCGTTGAATCTAGTTCAGTTGTACTCAACTCCACCAACGGTATTGAAATGCCAATGGAGTTGATCAGTGTCAAGGAATCCAAAGCCGGCTCGTTCGTGCAAGTAGTTCCTGAATATCGTAGATTAAAGAATCGCTATCAACTAATGTGGGAACAGAAAGACTGTGCAGGTTATCTAAAGACCAGTGCAGTGTTGGCAGCGTATATTGATCAGTCGTTGAGTACAAACACTTTCTATAATCCTGCACACTTTGCCGATGGTAAGGTTCCCGGCACATTAATTGCCAAGAATCTAATGTTGGCCTACAAGTGGGGTTTGAAGACCATGTACTACAGTTTGATAAACAAAACTGGTGCTAAGAATATTTTAAATACTCAAACTGATAGATTAATCACTGTCGAGCCTGTTACAGTATATGACGACGAAGAGGATTGTCTGGCCTGCAAACTTTAAAATGGAATATAGTGTGATAAATACTAATGCCGATCGCGATACTGGAAATATCCACCGGCTCTATAACTGTGAGGAGTTACAGCAAATGTATTTACATACTATTCCCGCCTATGTCTATTATATTAGACATATACCAACAGGCAAGTTTTATTACGGTGCTAGATACAAGCATACAGAAAAAAATATTCTTCCGGAAGATGATTTATGGAAGACTTATTTTACATCTTCTAAAAAAGTATTAGAATTAAGAAAAAAAGATGGAAATGATGCATTCGAATATAAAATAATTTATAAAAATTTAAATACTGATGAATGCTTCAAGTTCGAACAACGAATTATTAAAGAAAATAAATCTAATCCGTTGTGCCTTAATGCAAGATATTTTGATATAGATAAAAATAAAAGAATTTTTTCTGTATTTGGTAAAACACTTTCTACTAAGGGTAAACTTAAAACAGAAGAAACTAAATCAAAGATGAGAAAACCAAAAAGTGTTTCTCATCGACAAAAAATTAGTGAAACACAAAAATTGAATGGCGGGAATGGCCCTGCTAAACATAGTTTAGAAACAAAAAATAAAATAAGAGAGTCGTTAAAGAAAAATCCAAGGCCTAATAAAATCTGCCCTCATTGTAACAAAGAAGGCGGTTATATAGCAATGGCAAGATGGCATTTCAATAACTGTAAGGAAAAAAAATGACAAGACCATATGATTTATCTATGCCTACAAATTATTTGAAGCGTAAAATGTTCTTAGACGGACGAGTTACTATTCAACGATTTGAAGAATATAGGCATCCTAAAATTGCTAAATTTGAAGAACTTCAGAGAGGATTTTTTTGGGTTCCCGAAGAAATTAGTCTTACCAAAGACAAAATGGATCATAAAGATGCTAGCGAGGCTGTTAAACATATATTCACTTCGAATTTGTTGCGTCAAACTGCATTAGACAGCATACAAGGTCGTGCTCCTGTGCAAATCTTTACTCCTGTGGTAAGTATTCCTGAATTGGAATCTTTAGTGTCTATTTGGTCGATGTTCGAAACGAATATTCATTCAAAGAGCTACAGTCACATTATAAGGAATGTCTATGGTGTACCAAAAGAAGAATTTAATAAAATCCATGATACGCAAGAAATTGTGTCAATGGCTGCTAATGTCGGTAGATACTACGAAGCGTTACACACGCTCAACTGCCGCAAGGAGTTGGGTGAAGAAATTTCGACAATGGAACATAAACGTGCTATCTGGTTGGCTCTGCAAGCCAGTTACGCACTCGAAGCACTAAGATTTATGGTATCATTTGCTACATCATTGGCCATGGTTGAAAATAAAATCTATATCGGCAATGGTAATATTATTAGCTTAATTCTACAAGACGAATTGCTACATGCCGAATGGACTGCTTGGTTGATCAATCAATGTGTTAAAGATGATCCAGATTTTGCCCAGTTAGAAACTGAGTGTGCCGATGAAGTCTATGCTATGTATATGGAAGTTATTGCAGAAGAAAAAGCGTGGGCTGACTATCTATTCAAGAAAGGTCCTGTGATTGGACTTAACGCAGATATTCTAAAGAACTTTGTTGACTATTCAGCATTTACTCGCCTTAAAGACATAGGTATTAAATATCTAGGTGAACATCCTAAGAGTAGTCCTATTCCATGGTTTAACAAACACGTTAACATAGGTAAGAAACAAACTGCTCTGCAAGAAAATGAATCTACCAATTATGTAAT